AGAGAAATTGAAAATGATGATTTGACACCAAAAAAACATGATTTTCATGTTCAAAATGAACTTCATTCAAAAATCAGAAATGATGATGACTATGATGACTGGGAATACGGCACAGAACCACTTTTTGGGTAATAAATAAGATAGATTTATTGTTTTTTCATGCCTGTAGAACGGCTAAGTAAAGGATTTAAAGATATTAGTCTTTCTTTTCAGGTTAATCCCCTGAATTATGATCTCATTGCGACAAAAAATGAAACTGCAATTGCCCGATCTGTAAGAAATTTGATTTTTACTCAACCTGGGGAAAGATTTTTTAACCAAAATCTTGGTTCTAGAGTTAGTAGAATATTGTTTGAAAATCTTGATGATATTTCTGCATCTATTTTAAAAGATGAAATTGAAAATACAATCAATAATTATGAACCAAGAGTTGAACTTATTGATGTAAAGGTTGAACCAAATTATGATGAGGGTGAGTTTAATGTAACCATTTCATATTATATTGTTGGAATTGATGTATCACCGCAACAGTTATCATTCGCACTACAACCAACACGATAATGGCATTAGTTAATTTTACCAATTTAGATTTCGATCAAATAAAGACTTCGATTAAGGATTACCTTAGATCGAATTCAAATTTTACTGATTATGATTTTGAAGGTTCTAATCTATCAGTTTTAATTGATACTTTAGCATATAATACCTACATTTCATCATACAATGCTAACATGGTTAGCAATGAAGTGTTTATTGATAGTGCGACTTTAAGAGAAAACGTAGTTTCTCTCGCAAGAAACATTGGTTATGTTCCTAGATCCAGAAAAGCATCTCAGGGAAATATATCTTTTTTTGTCGATACAACAGGATTTGCAACGAATCCACTCACATTAACTCTCCAGAAAGGATTAGTCTGCACATCATCATCATTTGGATCTGAAAGTTACACATTTTCAATTCCAGAAGATATTACAGTTCCTGTTGTAAATGGAATTGCATCATTTGATAATGTCGTTGTTTATGAAGGGACTTATCTAACGACAAACTTTACAGTTGACTCAAATAATCCAACACCGCCCCAAAGATATATTTTACAAAATGCAAATATTGATACCTCAACAATAAGAGTTACTGTAAGGGATACATCTACAAGTACAAATTCTAGAAAGTTTATTCTAGCAAATAATATTTTTAATGTAACCTCAACATCTAAAGTATTTTTTATTCAAGAAGTTGAAGATCAAAGATATGAATTAATTTTTGGTGATGGTGTAATTGGAGAAAAACTCGAAAATTTAAATTATATTGAAGTGCAATATAATGTTACAAATGGGGAAATTGCGAACGGAGTAAATTCTTTTGTATTCAATGGTAGAATATTAGATAACAATGGTGCTATTGTAACTAGTGGAATTTCTTTGATCACTACGAATATAGCATCTGAAGGTGGTAAAGAAATAGAATCAGTTTCGTCCATTAAAAGTTATGCGACAAGAGTATATGCTTCTCAAAATAGAGCAGTTACTTCACTTGATTATGAAGCGTTAATTCCACAAATTTATCCAGAGGCACAATCTGTTTCCGTATTTGGAGGTGAAGAGTTAGATCCTCCACAATTTGGAAGAGTTTATATTGCAATCAAACCATTTTATGGACCGTTTGTTCCAAATACAGTAAAGGATAATTTAAAAAGAGAACTTAGAAAATATGCAGTAGCAGGAATTATACCGGAGATTACAGATCTTAAGTTCCTGTATATTGAAGTTGATTCTACTGTATATTATAATTCAAATTTAGCTCCTGGAGCAGATTTTGTTAAATCATTAGTTTCTAATAATATTAACAAATATGCAAATTCCATTGAACTTAACAAGTACGGAGCAAGATTTAAGTATAGTAAATACCAAAAAGTTGTTGATGATAGTCATTCTTCTATTACATCAAATATAACCAAAATTCAAATCAGAAGAGATTTGAAAGTATTGCCAAATGATTTTGCTCAGTATGAAATATGTTATGGAAATTCTTTCCATGTAAAAAACACTGAAGGATATAACATAAAATCTTCTGGATTTAGAGTTAATGGCATTTTTGAAACGGTTTACTTGACAGATATTCCAGATCCAACATCACAATACAGAAAGGGTTCTTTAGCATTATTTAATTTAACGTCAAGTTCCCAACCAACAATACTGCAAAAATCAATAGGAACTATTGATTATGAAAAAGGAGAAATATTAATTAATCCAATTACAATTTTATCTACAGATAAGATGATAGGATCTGACTCTTTTATACAAATATCTGCAATACCAAAATCAAATGATGTTATTGGATTACAGGATCTTTATTTGCAACTAGATATTAATAACAGTACGATCAATATGTTATCGGACGAAATTTCATCTGGTTCAGATCCTTCAGGATCAAATTATACATCAACTTCAAGTTACACAAACGGCGCCCTCGTAAGATCATAAGAAATTAAAGAAATGGTAGATTCAAGAATTAAAATCAGTTCAGTTGTACAAAATCAAGTTCCCGATTTTGTAAAAGAAGATTATCCACTTTTTGTAGATTTTCTCAAGCAATATTATATCTCGCAAGAGTATGATGGAGCATCTCTTGATTTAATTCAAAATATTGATCAATATATTAAAATTGACAATTTAACAAATTTAACAGAGTCCACCACAACAAATGCCGATGTTTCATTTTTCGATGAAACAATTAGTGTAACATCAACCGCAGGATTTCCAAATTCTTATGGATTAATTCAAATTGATAGTGAGATTATTACATACACTGGAAAAACAACAACATCTTTTACTGGTTGTGTAAGAGGGTTTAGTGGAGTTACATCATATGAAGGTGCAAATACTCCAGATGAACTTGTATTTACTCAATCAAATGCTGAGGAACATATTTCTGGGTCTACAGTAACCAATTTAAGTATTTTATTTCTTAAGGAGTTTTTAACTAAAGTTAAAAGGCAAGTTACTCCAGGTTTTGAAGGTAGAACTTTATATTCAGAATTAAATGAAAATCTTTTTATAAAACAATCTAGAGATTTTTATTCATCAAAGGGAACTGAAGAATCTTTTAAAATTCTTTTTAGGGCACTTTATGGTGAAGAAATTCAAGTAATCCGACCAAGTGATTTCTTATTAAAACCTTCAGATGCTCAATATAGAATTACTAAAGATTTAGTTGTTGAGGCAATTTCTGGAGATCCTGCGGATCTATTGAATAGAACAATTTTTCAAGACGAATCCGACAATTTTAAAAAGGCATCGGGATCGGTCAATAACGTACAAAAAATTAATAGAGATGGAAAAGATTACTATATTATCAGTTTAGATTATGATTTTGATAAAGATATTAGTGTTAGTGGATCAATATCTGGAGAATTTTCTATCCATCCAAGTACTAAAGTAGTAAGATCGGTATCGATAGGATCTAGTGTAATTGATGTAGACTCTACAGTTGGTTTTCCAACAACAGGTTCTTTAATAGCAACCTTAGAAAATGGAACCAATGTCAGTATTACATATGGATCAAAAGATTATAATCAATTTTTCAACTGCTCTGGAATTGATCAGACAATAGATGTTGGACAATTGCTAAGATATGATACTTACGCATATGGATACTCTGGAATTGGAACTGAAAACTTAGTTAAGGTAAGAATAACTGGAGTATTATCCAATTTCAATATCATTGAAAATTCTTTCTTATATGACGAAAATCAAATTGCAAAAATTAAAAGTCTTGGTATATCACTAAATGATATAAAATCGAACAACTGGTTATTTAATAATGCAACAACTTATAATGTAGAGTCAATAACATTATTAAATACGTCAAATAATTCATATACTATTACAACCTATGATGAAAACAATATTTCTGTAGGTGATAATGTAAAAATTATACAGACAGATGGAACTGAAGTGCAGGCAACAGTTTTTGTTTCTGGAGTTAACAATAAAAAGTCATTTAGTATAAAAGGTCAATCGTCACTTGATGTTAATCGAGTTGACAAGGTAAGAAGAGAAATATCAAGGGCAAATTCAGTAAACTATCCAGAAACTTCAATATACACAACAAATATACAAAATGTCTATGCAGAATCTCAAGTAACTAAAAATACAATATATGTTGCTGCACCATCGATTCCAAATTATTTTGAACAACCTTTAAATATTAAAGATAGATCTGTAACGCTATCTGGAACTTTTGGTGGAAACCAACTAACAGCAACAAATCACGGTTTTTATACTGGAGATGCTGTAGTTTATAGACCTTCAAATTCCCAAAATACAATAGGAATTTCTGAAGGAACTTATTTTGTTCAAAAAGTAAATAATGACACGATTAGACTTTCCAGAAGTAGAGCAAATATCAATAATGGAATTTTTGTCACTTTTTCAGGAACTGTCACTAACGATAAATTAGAACTTCTAGATTTCTCATACCAAAAATTAACATCCCAAAAACTGGTTAGAAAAATTTCGAATCCAGAAGATGATTCAAAAGTAAATGAAACAAAACCAGGCGCAACTGGAATTTTAATTAATGGTGTAGAAGTTCTTAATTACAAGTCAAAGAATTCTATTTTTTATGGGCCAATAGAAAGTGTTGATGTGTTATCACCAGGCAATTCTTATGATGTAATCAACCCACCAGTTCTTACAATTTCAGATTCCACTGGAAGTGGATGTGTTGCTCATTGCTCGGTAGAAGGATCTTTAGAAAGGATAAACATTATTGACGGTGGATTTGATTACCTAGATACTCCAATTGTAACTATATCAGGTGGTTCTGGGCAAGGTGCATCTATTGCCGCGGATATGGTAACTTTTAGACATGAGGTTCCATTTAATGCGGTTTCCTCTGCAGGTCTTGTAGATTTATCAAACAATACAATTGCATTTTCAACCTATCATAAATTTAGAGACTCTGAAAGAGTAATTTATAGAACAGAAGGACAATCTGCTATATCTGGATTAACAACAGATTCTTCGTATTATGTTTCTATTATAGATCAATATAAAGTAAAACTTCATACAAAATTTGAAGATGCTGTCTTAGGAATTAATACTGTAACTATATCATCATACGGAAATGGAATTCAAAAATTTGAATCTTTTGAAAATAAGAAGAAAATAGGATCAATCATAGTATCTAACGGTGGGTCTGGATATAAAAATAGAAAAACTATCGTATCTTCTACAGGAATTAATACAACTTTTAATTTAATTAATCTACCAAATCATGGTTATAATGATGGGGAAATTATTACTTACACTGCTCCATCTTCTCCAGTTGGAGGTCTTTCCAATAATTCATCTTATTATGTAACTAAAATTGATGATGATAATTTTAGATTATCAATTGTTGGGGTTGGATCGACAAATGCAGATTTCTATTACAAAACAGCACAATTTGTAGATCTATCTTCAAGTGGAAGTGGAATTCACACATTCAATTACCAACCAATTACAGTAAGTGTTTCTGGAATAATTGGAGTTTCTACAGTTGGCGGTCAAAACTTTAATGCAGTTCTGCAACCTGTAGTTAGAGGTGAAATAACTTCAGTATTTTTAGAAAATGGTGGAATTTCTTATGGATCTTCAGAAATACTTAATTACAATAGACAACCTTTATTTACTTTAAATAGTGGATCTGGAGCTGAGTTACTTCCCATTATCTCAAACTCAAGAATACAAGAAGTTCTTGTAGTCAGTTCTGGAAGTGGTTATAATTCTGTTCCGGATTTAACCGTTACTGGGTCTGGGTATGGTGCATTATTAACTCCAGTAATTAGCAACGGACAAATAACAGAAGTTAAAGTAATAAATGGTGGATTTGATTATTCTTCAGCAAGCACTACTATAAAAGTTACTGCTGCAGGTAGTGGAGCAGAGTTACATTCAAATCCAAAAAGTTGGACAATTAACTTATTCGAAAGATTGCTTCAAACTGGACTGATTACGGATGATGATGGTGTTATTGATAATGGTCTTAATAATCAATATGGTTTACAGTATACTCACTTATATTCTCCCAGAAAATTAAGACAGATTGCATTAGCATCAAAATATGTTAATGGAGTTTTGACCTATCAACCAGATCTTAGAATTGTAAACAACGTAGAGGAAACATCAGACGCACACTCTCCAATTATTGGTTGGGCTTACGATGGAAATCCAATTTATGGTCCATATGGATATGATACTCCAACTGGAGGATCTATAAGATCTATGATCCCTGGTTATAGCATTGCAACAAACTCCAATAGACCTTCAACCACAACATATCCTATTGGATTATTTGTTGAGGATTATGAATTTAGTGGTGGTGGAGATCTTGATAAGTATAATGGAAGATTCTGCATAACTCCAGAGTTTCCAAATGGTGTTTATGCATATTTTACAACAATTAACAGTGGAGCAGTAGAAACTGCATTACCATTTAAAAATTATAAGAGACCAATATTCCCATATTTCATTGGAAATGAATATAAATCAAAACCAATAGATTACAATTTTGATCAATATTCGAATCAAGATGTTGTAAATCCAGGTTCGAAAGGGTGGTTAAGAAACACTTCTCCATATAATCTAACAAATCAAAATAGTTTCTATGATTACCTCATTGATCCAAATAAAATAAAAGAACAAAACACCAGAATCAATTTCACCGCAAAATCTGGAATAACGACAATCGGAATTTCAAGTGGTGGTGATAATTACCAAGTTTCTGATATTATTTCATTCAATAATGAAGGTACAGATGGATCAGGAGCTTATGCTGAAGTATCAAGAATTTCTGGAAAATACGTAACTAATGTATCTGTTTCAAATAATGAAGTTTCAAATATTGAGTTTACTTCATATAATTCAACAGGACAGTATATTGGATTTTCTACAGTTCCTCATAATTTTGATAATTTTGATATTGTTTCTTTTGGCGGACTCTCAACATCTCTATTTGATCAGGGAGATTTTTATAGTATTGGAGTTAGAAGTGATACTTTTGTACTTAGAGATAATGTTGGGGTTGTTTCTGCAACTGGAATTGTAACTTATTTTAATGTTTTTGGATCACTAACATATCCTTTTATTAGAGAGAATGATGTATTCCAGATTAATTCTGAAAAAGTAAAAATATTAAATATCGATCGAGATAACTCTAGAATAAGAGTTCTTAGATCATATTCAGGAACCTCTGGACAATCTCATAAGGCATCTGACATTTTATATGAAGACTCTAGAAAGTTTACTTTTGATTCTGGAATTCAGACTAGTTATAATTTTAACTTAAATAAAACCCTATACTTTAATCCCATTGAGTCACTTGGACTTGGAACATCTTATGGTGTTGGAATTGGAACTACTATTTCATTCTCCAACCCTGGAGTTGGTATAACACAAATTTTTATTCCAACAAAAGCACTTTATTTTCCAAATCACCAATTAAAAACAGGCACTGAAATAATATATTCTGCGGAAAACGGAAATCCAATCTCAATATCCACAAATGGAGTAACTTCTGTACAATTAACAGAAGGTCAAACACTATATGTTTCTAAAATTTCTAATGATTTAATTGGACTATCTACAAGTAGAGTTGGATTGGGTTCTACAGGAACTTTTGTGGGCATTAATAGTTCGATAGTTGTAAATACACTATTCTTTACTGGAATAGGAACTGGAAACTATCATTCACTGAAAACAAACCTACAAGATGTTGTCTCTGGAACTGCCTCTAGAAATATTGTTACTGTTTCAACTTCATCAACACATGGGTTATTGGTAAATGATGTTATTAATATTGACGTAATTTCTGGTGTTACAACTACATTAACTGTAAGATATAATCAAGTTTTAAATAAATTAGTCCTAAATCCTAGGACCTTTACTTCCGGAAACGTAAATTCATCTTCAAATACAATAACAATTCAAAATCATAAGTATGAAACTGGCGATAAAGTAATTCACACTTCAACTACACCATCTGGAGGACTTGAAACAAATAAAGAGTATTATATTGTTGTGGTAGATTCTAATACTATTAAATTATCTAATAGTTATTACAATAGTAAATTATCAAAACCAATAGTTATTGATATTACAAGTTCTTCGTCAGGAACTTTATCTCAAGTTAATCCTCAAATTGATGTATATAAAAATCAAACAGTAATTTTTGATGTTTCCGACTCATCTTTATCATATACTGATGGATCTCAATCTTATGCAGCTTTTGATTTTAATTTGTATAGTGACAAGAATTTTAAAAATGAATTTAAATCTACTAAGTCATCAATAACTCCAGAAGTAGAAAAGAGTGGAACTGTTGGTGTCAATACAAACGCTTATGTCAAATTAAATTTAAATGAAAATGTTCCAGTTAATTTGTTCTACAATATAGTACCTATCCAAAATAGTAATAACCCACTTAAAGATCTTTCATTGATATATGATAATGAAAATATTATTGGAAATAATAGTATCATTCTTTCCAATAGTCTTTATTCCGGTGAACAAGTTTTATCTGGAGTAACTTCATCCACATTCAAATATAATATTACATCTTATCCAGAGAGAACATCATACACAGATTCTAATTCTACGATTAAGTATACAACAAATTCCACATCTGCATATGGACCAATATCTGAAGTTAAAGTAAGAAGTGCTGGTAAAAATTATAATTTCCTACCAGGAATATCATCAATATTCTCAGATTTTGGATCTGGTGCTATTCTGGAACCTTATTCAAACTCTATTGGTAAAATTGTAGATACTAGAATTGAAGACATTGGTTTTGAATACTCTTCTGATTTTACAGTAAGACCTATTGCAAAATTACCACAAATCTTAAAGGTAATACCTCTTTCATCTTTTGAAAGAATTGGAATATCTTCTCAGGGAGTTAATTATATTGTCTCCCCAGATCTCGTTGCAATTGACTCGGTTTCCAATAAAGTAATTTCAGATGTCATACTAGAATATGATTTGGGTGATTCTGAAGTGACGATTATTAAAAATACAACTGGAGTTAATAATAAAAATCCTATTATTATTCCAACAAACAACTCAAATGGAATTGGAATTAGTACAATTTCTTATGATAGTATTAGTGGTGATGTAACGGTCGAACTTAATGTTGGATTCAGCACACTTTCATCATTCCCATTTGTTGTTGGAGATAAAGTTCTAATTGAAAATATCAGTGTTGGAGTTGGATCTTTAGGAAAAGGTTATAATTCGGAAAATTATAATTACCAATTATTCACTATAAATGCAGTAGATGCAAACATTGGTGGAATTGGAGCTACTGTTGGATACAATCTTTCAAATTATCTAAACGGTTCAGAGTTTCCAGGATCTTTTAGTGAATTTCGTTCATCTGGAAGGATAATTCCTGAAAAGTATTTCCCAATATTTGATATATCTTTAACTAAAAATAAATTCTTAACTGGAGAAACTGTATTTACAGATTCATCTTCCGGAATAATTCAAACTTATGATTCTAAAAATGAATATGTTACAGTAAGTACAGATAAAGAGTTTAAATCTAATGAACTTTTGAAAGGATTATCATCAGATACTCAAGGAATAATTAGAGATGTAATTTCACCATATTCAGAATATTCTGTTTCATCAACTTCTATTGTCAGAAAGGGATGGAATTTAAATACTGGATTTTTAAATGATAACATACAAAGAATTCATGATAATGATTATTATCAATACTTCTCTTATGCTATTAAATCTAAAGTTGAATATGAAGAATGGAACAATCCGGTAAGTAATTTAAACCATACCGCAGGTTTTAAAAAGTTTAGTGACCTGATTGTAGAAAGTTCTGATAAAACAGGATCATCGGGAATTACTACAAATCAAAATAGTGGAGATTTTATTGGATTTAATGATTTAATATCTGTTATTGATCTAGAATGCGTGAATGACTTTGATATTGCTACAGAAAATACGTTTGTTATTGGTAGCAATATAATTTCTTCTGAAATTGTACTCAATTCAAAAGAAATGCAGGATTATTTTGAATCTATTGGAAATAGAGTACTGATTATTGATGATATTAGTTCATCGTTTAACAGCAACCCAAGAATAACGAGATATTCTACAGTTGACACTTTCTTACTTTCCGATGCAAGGTATAGAAAGATGTTTGCGTATGTTAGAGATAGACGGTACACTGATGAAAGTCAAATTTCTATAATTTCATTGCTACATGACGGGTCAAATGGATATATCAATAATTATGGAAGAGTTGACTCTTCTTATGATATGGGAACATTTGATTTCACTATTTCAGGTTCCGAAGGAAATCTTTTATTCTATCCAACAAAATATGCTATAAATGATTTTGATACTAGTATACTTTCTTATAGTATAAAAGATGGGGTTACTGGAATAGGAACAACTTCTTTTGGAAATATTGCTTACGTTAATACTTCACAGACAACTATCCCATCTGGATTATCAACATCTCAAACTATTATTGGAATCGGCACTACTTTTAGATCTTCAAAAATTCTTTTAGAATTTAATGATGGTGTTTCTCATTATGAAGTTGATGAAATAACCGTAATTCATGATGGGACTAATGTTGAATTCTTAGATTATGGTCAATTGACTGCAGGAACTGGATCACTTTCCTCATCTGGACTTGGTACATATTCTGCGTATATTTCTGGATCAAATTTAAAGATTGATATTCATCCATATAGCGCACTCACTCAAAATTTTGATGTAAATTCTTTGAGAATTTCTATTGGAACTGGATCTGGAGCAACAACTTCAGCAATTGCTCAATTGAATAGTACTGATTTAGGATCAACGTATACTTCTATTGCATCATCAACTTCTCCAATTGAAAATACTATTCTATCAATAAATGCGATTCTTGAAACTTCTAGACATACTAAAGGAGTATATGCAATTGCATGTGTTGAAGATACAACAAATAACCAATATCAAGTAAGTGAATTAATTACTTTAGTAAACAGCACTGATACATTTATTTCCGAATATGGAAATGTAGAAACTGGATCGGGAATAGGAACTTTTGGCGCAGATCTTGTTGGAAATGATTTAAAAATTTATTTTAAACCAAATCCAAGCACCAATGCTCAAGTTAGACTATTCTACAATTCTCTTGATGTTGTTGATCCGGAATTACTTCCAAATGAAATTGATCTTAACAATGGAGTTATTGACGTTTTCTATGGTTTATATAATGGATCAGAAAGAGACATTAGAAGGGATTTCCAACTAACACATAATGGAGATAATATTTTTAGAAGAGTTTTTGATGCAAGTAGTTCTTCAATTGTGGATATTTCAAATGATACAATTACTTTACCAAATCATTTCTTTGTTACTGGAGAAGAAGTTGTTTATGAAACATTAGGAACTGCACAACCAATTGGAATTGCAACGACCACTATAACTGGAATTGGATCTACAGATAAACTGCCATCATCACTTTATATTGTTAAGGTAAATGATTTAAGTGTTAAAGTTGCAGCTTCGGCAAGTGAAGCACTTGCAGGTGCTCCAAATGTATTGAATTTCACTTCTATTGGTGTTGGAACAAATCATGTATTTACTGCAAAGAATCAGAATCAAAAAGTTCTGATTTCACTTGA